AGTGAAATACCTCCCTTTTGTGGTTTTGTCTGTTTGTCGACTTTTTGTGTTGGTGGTGAGTGTTGTGCAGCCTGAGCTTCCTGATGGTCGTGATTGGTGTGGGGAGACGCGTCGTTGGTGGCGTGTGTGGGGTGAGGATAGTCGCGCGCAGTATGTGTCTGATGAGGAGTGGCTGTTTCTCATGGATGCTGCGGTGATTCATGATTGTGTGTGGCGTGAGGGTCGCGCGGATTTGGTGGCTTCGCTTCGTGCTCATGTGAAGGCTTTTATGGGTATGTTGGATCGGTATTCGGTTGATGTGGTGTCTGGTGGCCGTGGTGGGGGTTCTGCGGTGGCGATGATTGACCGGTATCGGAAGCGTAGGGGTGCTTGATGTCTCAGGTTGTGGGTTCTCAGGTTCCTCGTCACCGTGTGGCTGCGGCGTATTCGGTGTCTGCTGGCGGTGATGCTGGGGAGTTGGGTCGTGCGTATGGGTTGACGCCTGATCCGTGGCAGCAGCAGGTGTTGGATGATTGGTTGGCTGTTGGTGGTAATGGTAGGCTTGCTTCGGGTGTGTGTGGGGTGTTTGTGCCTCGCCAGAATGGCAAGAATGCTATTTTGGAGATTGTGGAGTTGTTTAAGGCGACTATTCAGGGTCGCCGTATTTTGCATACGGCTCACGAGTTGAAGTCGGCTCGTAAGGCGTTTATGCGGTTGAGGTCGTTTTTTGAGAATGAGCGGCAGTTTCCTGACTTGTATCGTATGGTGAAGTCGATTCGGGCGACGAATGGTCAGGAGGCTATTGTGTTGCATCATCCGGATTGTGCCACGTTTGAGCGTAAGTGTGGTTGTCCGGGTTGGGGGTCGGTGGAGTTTGTGGCCCGTAGCCGGGGTTCTGCTCGCGGGTTTACGGTTGATGATTTGGTGTGTGATGAGGCTCAGGAGCTGAGCGATGAGCAGTTGGAGGCTTTGCTTCCTACGGTGTCTGCGGCTCCTTCGGGTGATCCTCAGCAGATTTTTTTGGGTACGCCTCCTGGGCCGTTGGCTGACGGGTCTGTGGTGTTGCGTCTTCGTGGGCAGGCTTTGTCGGGTGGTAAAAGGTTTGCGTGGACGGAGTTTTCGATTCCTGACGAGTCGGATCCGGATGATGTGTCGCGGCAGTGGCGGAAGTTGGCCGGTGACACGAATCCGGCGTTGGGTCGTCGTCTGAATTTTGGGACCGTGAGCGATGAGCATGAGTCGATGTCTGCTGCCGGGTTTGCTCGGGAGCGTCTTGGCTGGTGGGATCGTGGCCAGTCTGCTACGTCTGTGATACCGGCCGATAAGTGGGCTCAGTCTGCTGTGGATGAGGCGAGTCTGGTTGGCGGGAAAGTGTTTGGTGTCTCTTTTTCGCGATCAGGCAATAGGGTTGCTTTGGCTGGTGCCGGTAAAACTGATGCTGGGGTTCATGTTGAAGTTATTGATGGCCTGTCGGGGACGATTGTTGATGGTGTGGGCCGGTTGGCTGACTGGTTGGCGGTTCGTTGGGGTGATACTGACCGGATTATGGTTGCCGGGTCTGGTGCGGTGTTGTTGCAGAAGGCGTTGACGGATCGTGGTATTCCGGGCCGTGGCGTGGTGGTTGCTGATACTGGCACCTATGTGGAGGCGTGTCAGGTGTTTTTGGAGGGTGTTCGTTCCGGGAATGTTTCTCATCCTCGTGTTGATTCTCGCCGTGACATGTTGGAGATTGCTGTGAGGTCGGCGGTTCAGAAGCGTAAGGGGTCTGCGTGGGGCTGGGGTTCGACGTTTAAGGATGGTTCTGAGGTTCCTTTGGAGGCTGTGTCGCTGGCGTATCTTGGTGCGAAAACAGTTAAAGTGAAGCGGCGTGAACGGTCTGGTAGGAAGCGGGTGTCTGTGGTATGAACGTGGACGAGTTGGCTCTGATTGAGGGCATGTACGATCGTATCCAAAGGTTGTCTTCGTGGCATTGCCGTATTGAGGGCTACTATGAGGGCTCGAGCCGGGTGCGTGATTTGGGGGTGGCTATTCCTCCGGAGTTGCAGCGTGTGCAGACTGTGGTGTCGTGGCCTGGTATAGCTGTGGATGCTTTGGAGGAGCGTCTGGATTGGCTTGGCTGGACTAATGGTGACGGCTACGGTCTGGATGGTGTGTATGCTGCGAATCGTCTATCAACCGCGTCATGCGACGTCCACCTTGATGCACTCATTTTTGGGTTGTCGTTTGTGGCTGTTATCCCCCAGGATGATGGGTCGGTGTTGGTTCGTCCGCAGTCACCAAAGAATTGTACGGGCAAGTTTTCGGCTGACGGGTCTCGTTTGGATGCGGGTTTGGTGGTTCAGCAGACGTGTGATCCTGAGGTGGTTGAGGCTGAGCTTTTGCTTCCTGATGTGATTGTTCAGGTGGAGCGGCGGGGTTCGCGTGGATGGGTTGAGGTGGATCGTATACCGAATGTGTTGGGTGCTGTTCCGCTTGTGCCTATTGTGAATCGTCGCCGTACTTCTAGGATTGATGGCCGTTCGGAGATTACGAGGTCTATTAGGGCTTACACGGATGAGGCTGTGCGCACACTGTTGGGGCAGTCTGTGAATCGTGATTTTTATGCGTATCCTCAGCGTTGGGTGACTGGCGTGAGCGCGGATGAGTTTTCGCAGCCTGGCTGGGTCCTGTCGATGGCTTCTGTGTGGGCTGTGGATAAGGATGATGACGGTGATACACCGAATGTGGGGTCGTTTCCTGTGAATTCGCCTACACCGTATTCGGATCAGATGCGTCTGTTGGCGCAGTTGACGGCTGGGGAGGCGGCTGTTCCGGAGCGCTATTTCGGGTTTATCACGTCTAACCCACCTAGTGGGGAGGCTTTGGCTGCCGAGGAATCTCGGCTTGTGAAGCGTGCTGAGCGGCGTCAAACATCGTTTGGTCAGGGCTGGCTGTCGGTTGGTTTCCTGGCTGCTAAGGCGCTTGATTCGAGTGTTGATGAGGCCGCGTTTTTCGGTGATGTGGGTTTGAGGTGGCGTGATGCTTCGACCCCGACTCGGGCTGCTACGGCGGATGCTGTGACGAAGCTTGTTGGTGCCGGTATTTTGCCCGCGGATTCTCGGACGGTGTTGGAGATGTTGGGGCTTGATGATGTGCAGGTTGAGGCTGTGATGCGGCATCGTGCCGAATCTGCGGATCCGTTGGCTGCGCTTGCTGGGGCTATATCGCGGCAAACTAACGAGGTTTGATAGGCGATGGCTTCGGGTGTTGTGTCGAGGTTGGCTGCTACCGGGTATCAGCGTGAGGCGGTCAGGTTTGCTGGAAAGTATGCGGGCTATTATGCCGAGTTGGGTCGTTTGTGGCATTCCGGGAAGATGAGTGACACACAGTATGTGCGTTTGTGTGTGGAGTTGGAGCGTGCCGGCCATGACGGTTCAGCAGCTATGGCGGGCAAGTTCGTGTCCGATTTTCGGAAGCTTAACGGTGTGGATCCTGGTTTGATTGTGTATGACGAGTTTGATGCTGCCGCCGCGTTGGCTAGGTCGTTTTCGACTATGAAGATTATGAATAGTGACCCGGATAGGGTGAATGATACTATTGATGCGATGGCGGCGGGTTTTGATCGGGCTGTCATGAATGCTGGCCGTGACACGGTTGAGTGGTCTGCGGGTGCGCAGGGCCGGTCGTGGCGGCGGGTGACTGATGGTGATCCGTGCGCGTTTTGTGCCATGTTGGCTACGAGGTCGGATTATACGACCAAAGAAAGGGCACTCACTTCCGGTCATACTCGGCGTCATAAGCGTGGTGGTAAGCGTCCGTTTGGTTCGAAGTATCATGATCATTGTGGTTGTACGGTGGTTGAGGTTGTTGGCCCTTGGGAACCGAATAGGGCTGATGCCGAGTATCAGAGGACGTATGAGAAGGCTCGTGAGTGGGTTGATGATCATGGGTTGCAGCAGTCGCCTGGCAATATTTTGAAGGCTATGCGTACTGTTGGCGACATGAGATGATGGTTTCCGGTTGTGTGCCGCCGGTTATCGGTGCACAGGGTTGTCTCCCGCACGGGGGTCAACAATGTTGTGTTGTTTTCCGCAAGGAGTGTAGGTTAGGCTATGGCCGATCAGAGTGTTGAGGAACAGAATGTTGACAATGATGCTGTTGAGCCCGGAAAGGATAACGGCATTGTTGATACAGTAAAAGACGATGGCGGGCAGGAGGTAGCCGACAATCAGTTGAAGAATGAAGGCGAGGGTAAATCGCCGGGGACTGATTGGAAGGCGGAGGCCCGTAAGTGGGAGTCTCGTGCTAAAAGTAATTTCGCCGAGTTGGAGAAGCTTCGCGCCTCGGATGGTGATGCGGGGTCTGTGATTGATGATCTTCGCCGCAAGAATGAGGAACTCGAAGACCGGATCAATGGGTTTGTTCTTGAGGGTGTGAAGCGTGAGGTGGCTTCAGAGTATGGTTTGTCCAGTGATGCGATCGCTTTCTTGTCGGGTGGCGATAAGGAGTCGCTTGCCGAGTCTGCGAAAGCTTTGAAGGGTTTGATCGACCATAGTAGTGGTGGCGCGGGTGTGCGCCGTCTTGCGGGGAGTGCCCCCGTTGATGATGTTAAACGACGTGAGGGTGTCGCGTTTGTGGATGCTCTTGTCAATAATTCTAGGAGATGATTTGTGATGGCTGACGATTTTCTTTCTGCAGGGAAGCTTGAGCTTCCTGGTTCTATGATTGGTGCGGTTCGTGACCGTGCTATCGATTCTGGTGTTTTGGCGAAGCTTTCGCCGGAGCAGCCGACTATTTTTGGCCCTGTTAAGGGTGCCGTGTTTAGTGGTGTTCCTCGCGCTAAGATTGTTGGTGAGGGCGAGGTTAAGCCTTCCGCTTCGGTTGGTGTTTCGGCGTTTACTGCGCAGCCTATCAAGGTTGTGACTCAGCAGCGTGTCTCGGACGAGTTTATGTGGGCTGACGCCGATTACCGTCTGGGTGTTTTGCAGGATCTGATTTCCCCGGCTCTTGGTGCTTCGATTGGTCGCGCCGTGGATCTGATTGCTTTCCATGGTATTGATCCTGCCACTGGTAAAGCGGCTGCCGCTGTGAAGACTTCGCTGGATAAGACGAAGCATATTGTTGATGCCACGGATTCTGCTACGACCGATCTGGTCAAGGCTGTCGGTCTTATCGCTGGTGCTGGTTTGCAGGTTCCTAACGGGGTTGCTTTGGATCCGGCGTTCTCGTTTGCCCTGTCTACTGAGGTGTATCCGAAGGGGTCTCCGCTTGCCGGCCAGCCTATGTATCCTGCTGCCGGGTTTGCCGGTTTGGATAATTGGCGCGGCCTGAATGTTGGTGCTTCTTCGACTGTTTCGGGTGCCCCGGAGATGTCGCCTGCCTCTGGTGTTAAGGCTATTGTGGGTGATTTCTCTCGTGTTCATTGGGGTTTCCAGCGTAACTTCCCGATCGAGCTTATCGAGTATGGTGACCCGGATCAGACGGGGCGTGACCTGAAGGGCCATAATGAGGTTATGGTTCGTGCCGAGGCTGTGCTGTATGTGGCTATCGAGTCGCTTGATTCGTTTGCTGTTGTGAAGGAGAAGGCTGCCCCGAAGCCTAATCCGCCGGCCGAGAACTGATCTATTGTTGCGGTGATGTGTCAATGTGCAGGGGGTGGTGTTGATGGGTATCATTTTGAAGCCTGAGGATATTGAGCCTTTCGCCGATATTCCTAGAGAGAAGCTTGAGGCGATGATCGCCGATGTGGAGGCTGTGGCTATCAGTGTCGCCCCCTGTATCGCTAAACCGGATTTCAAATATAGGGATGCCGCTAAGGCTATTCTGCGCAGGGCTTTGTTGCGCTGGAATGATACTGGCGTGTCGGGTCAGGTGCAGTACGAGTCTGCGGGCCCGTTCGCTCAGACTACACGGTCTAATACTCCCACGAATTTGTTGTGGCCTTCTGAGATTGCTGCGTTGAAGAAGTTGTGTGAGGGTGATGGTGGGGCTGGTAAAGCGTTCACTATCACACCCACTATTAATGGTCGATATGCACATTCTGAGGTGTGTTCCACGGTGTGGGGTGAGGGTTGCTCGTGCGGATCTGATATTAACGGCTACGCTGGCCCTTTGTGGGAGATATGATATGACCGGTTTTCCTTACGGTGAAACGGTTGTGATGCTTCAGCCGACTGTTCGTGTCGATGATCTTGGCGACAAGGTTGAGGATTGGTCTAAGCCTGTCGAGACTGTGTTCCATCATGTGGCCGTTTATGCTTCTGTGTCGCAGGAGGATGAGGCTGCGGGGCGTGACTCGGATTATGAGCATTGGTCGATGCTGTTCAAGCAGCCTGTCAAGGGTGCCGGTTATCGTTGCAGGTGGCGTATTCGGGGTGTTGTGTGGGAGGCTGACGGGTCTCCTATCGTGTGGCATCATCCGATGTCTGGCTGGGATGCGGGCACGCAGGTTAATGTGAAGCGTAAGAAGGGCTGATAGATTGTGGCTCAGGATGTGAATGTGAAGCTGAACTTGCCGGGTATTCGTGAGGTGTTGAAGTCTTCTGGGGTGCAGGGCATGTTGGCTGAGCGTGGTGAGCGGGTTAGGCGTGCCGCCTCGGCGAATGTGGGCGGTAATGCTTTCGATAGGGCCCAATACCGTAATGGTTTGTCGTCGGAGGTTCAGGTTCACCGTGTTGAGGCTGTGGCCCGTATCGGCACCACCTATAAGGGTGGGAAGCGTATCGAGGCGAAGCATGGCACGCTGGCTAGGTCGATTGGGGCTGCGTCGTGATCATTTACGGTGATCCTCGAGTGTGGGCTAAACGCGTGCTCAAGGATGATGGCTGGCTGTCTGATATACCTTGTGTGGGGACGGTGCCCGATGATTTTACGGGTGACCTGATTTGGTTGGCGTTGGATGGTGGCCCGCAGTTGCATGTTCGTGAGCAGGTTTTTTTGCGGGTGAACGTGTTTTCTGATACGCCTGATCGGGCTATGTCTTTGGCGCGTCGTGTTGAGGCTGTTCTGGCTGACGGGGTTGATGGTGATCCGGTGGTGTACTGTAAACGGTCTACTGGCCCTGATTTGCTGGTTGATGGTGCACGTTTTGATGTGTATTCGCTGTTCGAGCTGATATGTAGGCCTGTCGAATCTGAGTAAACGTATTTGTTTTTGTTTTAATGTAATTGTTTGATATTTAATGGGGGTTGTGATGGCTGCAACACGTAAAGCGTCTAATGTTCGTTCAGCGGTTACTGGCGATGTTTATATTGGTAAAGCTCATGCCGGTGACACTATTGATGGTGTGAAGACGGTTCCTGAGGGGCTTACCGCTTTAGGGTATCTGTCTGATGACGGGTTTAAGATTAAGCCTGAGCGTAAAACGGATGATTTGAAGGCTTGGCAGAATGCGGATGTGGTTCGCACTGTGGCTACCGAGTCTTCTATCGAGATTTCTTTCCAGCTGATCGAGTCTAAGAAGGAGGTTATCGAACTGTTTTGGCAGTCGAAGGTTACTGCCGGAGCCGATTCGGGTTCGTTCGATATTTCTCCTGGTGCCACGACGGGTGTTCACGCTTTACTGATGGATATTATTGATGGCGATCAGGTTATTCGCTACTATTTCCCTGAGGTTGAGTTGATTGATCGTGACGAGATCAAGGGTAAGAATGGCGAAGTGTATGGGTATGGTGTGACGTTGAAGGCGTATCCTGCCCAGATTAATAAGAAGGGTGATGCGGTGTCGGGTCGGGGGTGGATGACGGCTTTAAAAGCTGATACTCCTCCGGTTCCGCCTTCTCCGAAGCCTCAGCCGGATCCTAATCCTCCGTCCGAGAACTGATACACGATTTTAGGGGATTGTTGATAGATGAGTGACACTGGTTACACGTTGAAGATTGGTGACCGTAGCTGGGTGTTGGCGGATGCGGAGGAGACGGCTCAGGCTGTTCCTGCCCGCGTTTTCCGTCGTGCCGCCAGGATTGCCCAGTCGGGGGAGTCTGCGGATTTCGCCCAGGTTGAGGTGATGTTTTCTATGTTGGAGGCTGCCGCCCCAGCGGATGCGGTGGAGGCCCTGGAGGGGCTTCCTATGGTTCGTGTGGCGGAGGTTTTCCGTGAGTGGATGGAATACAAGCCTGACGGTAAGGGTGCCTCGCTGGGGGAATAGTTTGGCTCCACGGCCTGATTGATGATTATCGTGGGGCCATCGAATACGATTTCCGCACCAAGTTTGGTGTTTCTGTTTATAGTGTTGGTGGCCCGCAGATGTGTTGGGGTGAGGCTGTCCGGCTGGCTGGCGTGTTGTGTACCGATACGTCTAGCCAGTTGGCGGCCCACCTGAATGGTTGGCAGCGCCCGTTTGAGTGGTGTGAGTGGGCTGTGTTGGACATGTTGGATCATTACAGGTCTGCTAATAGTGAGGGGCAGCCGGAGCCTGTGGCGAGGCCTACGGATGAGCGTAGGGCCCGGTTTACCTCTGGGCAGGTGGACGATATTTTGGCGCGTGTTCGTGCCGGTGGCGGGGTGTCTCGCGAGATTGATATTATGGGGTGAATAGTGTATGTCTGGTGAGATTGCTTCCGCATATGTGTCGTTGTATACGAAGATGCCTGGCCTTAAAAGTGATGTTGGTAAACAGTTGTCGGGTGTGATGCCTGCTGAGGGTCAGCGTTCGGGTAGCTTGTTTGCTGGCGGGATGAAGTTGGCGCTTGGTGGTGCGGCGATGATGGGTGCCATCAATGTTGCTAAGAAGGGCCTCAAGTCTATCTATGATGTGACTATTGGTGGCGGTATAGCTAGGGCGATGGCTATTGATGAGGCTCAGGCTAAACTGACTGGTTTGGGTCATACGTCGTCTGACACGTCTTCGATTATGAATTCGGCTATTGAGGCTGTGACTGGTACGTCGTATGCGTTGGGTGATGCGGCGTCTACGGCTGCGGCGTTGTCTGCTTCGGGTGTGAAGTCTGGCGGGCAGATGACGGATGTGTTGAAGACTGTCGCCGATGTGTCTTATATTTCGGGTAAGTCGTTTCAGGATACGGGCGCTATTTTTACGTCTGTGATGGCTCGCGGTAAGTTGCAGGGCGATGACATGTTGCAGCTTACGATGGCGGGTGTTCCTGTGCTGTCTCTGTTGGCTAGGCAGACTGGTAAAACGTCTGCTGAGGTGTCGCAGATGGTGTCGAAGGGGCAGATTGATTTTAACACGTTTGCGGCTGCGATGAAGCTTGGCATGGGTGGTGCTGCGCAGGCGTCTGGTAAGACGTTTGAGGGCGCTATGAAGAATGTTAAGAGCGCCCTGGGTTATTTGGGTGCTACGGCTATGGCCCCGTTTTTGAACGGCCTGCGGCAGATTTTTGTTGCGTTGAATCCGGTTATTAAGTCTATCACGGAGTCTGTGAAGCCTTTGTTTGCGTCGGTGGATCAGGGGATTCAGCGGATGATGCCGTCTATTTTGGCGTGGATTAACCGTATGCCGGCTATGATCACTCGAATGAATGCACAGATGCGCGCCAAGGCGGAGCAGTTGAAGGGCATTTTTGCGAGGCTGCATTTGCCTGTTCCTAAGGTGAATTTGGGTGCCATGTTTGCTGGCGGCACCGCAGTGTTCGGTATTGTTGCTGCGGGTGTTGGGAAGCTTGTTGCGGGGTTTGCCCCGTTGGCTGTGTCGTTGAAGAATCTGTTGCCGTCGTTTGGTGCTTTGAGGGGTGCCGCTGGGGGGCTTGGCGGCGTGTTTCGCGCCCTGGGTGGCCCTGTCGGTATTGTGATCGGCTTGTTTGCTGCCATGTTTGCTACGAACGCCCAGTTCCGTGCCGCTGTGATGCAGCTTGTGGGGGTTGTTGGCCGGGCTTTGGGGCAGATTATGGTCGCCTTGCAGCCACTGTTCGGTATTGTTGCTGGCGTGGTTGCCAGGTTGGCTCCCGTTTTTGGCCAGATTATCGGTATGGTTGCTGGTTTGGCTGCCCGGCTGGTTCCTGTTATTGGTATGCTTATTGCCCGGTTGGTTCCTGTTATCACCCAGATTATTGGTATGGTAACCCAGGTTGCTGCCATGTTGTTGCCTATGCTGATGCCGGTTATTCAGGCTGTTGTTGCTGTGATACGGCAGGTTATTGGTGTGGTCATGCAGTTGATACCTGTTTTGATGCCGGTTGTGCAGCAGATTTTGGGTGCTGTCATGTCTGTTTTGCCGCCGATTGTTGGTTTGATACGGTCGCTGATACCGGTGATCATGTCGATTATGCGTGTGGTGGTGCAGGTTGTTGGTGCCGTGCTACAGGTGGTGGCCCGTATTATTCCGGTTATTATGCCGATTTATGTTTCGGTGATTGGATTCATTGCCAAGATTTATGCTGCGGTTATCGTTTTTGAGGCTAAGGTTATTGGCGCTATTCTTCGTACTATTACGTGGATTGTGAATCATTCAGTGTCTGGCGTCAGGTCTATGGGTACGGCCATCCAGAATGGCTGGAATCATATCAAATCGTTTACGTCTGCGTTTATGAACGGTTTTAAGTCGATCATTTCTGGCGGTGTTGCCGCGGTTGTGGGGTTTTTTACGCGGCTTGGTTTGTCGGTTGCCTCCCATGTGAGGTCTGGTTTTAACGCGGCTCGTGGCGCTGTTTCGGCTGCGATGAACGGGATTCGGAGTGTTGTGTCTTCGGTGGCGTCTGCTGTTGGCGGGTTTTTCAGTTCGATGGCGTCTAGGGTTCGGAATGGTGCTGTTCGCGGGTTTAATGGTGCCCGGAGTGCGGCTTCTTCTGCTATGCACGCTATGGGGTCCGCTGTGTCTAACGGTGTGCATGGTGTGCTAGGGTTTTTCCGGAATTTGCCTGGCAATATTAGGGGCGCCTTGGGTAGTATGGGGTCCTTGTTGGTGTCTGCTGGCCGTGATGTGGTGGCCGGTTTGGGTAACGGTATTAAGAATGCTTTGAGTGGCCTGCTGGATACGGTGCGTAATATGGGTTCTCAGGTTGCTAATGCTGCGAAGTCGGTGTTGGGTATTCATTCCCCGTCGAGGGTGTTTCGTGACGAGGTTGGCCGTCAGGTTGTTGCCGGTTTGGCTGAGGGTATTACTGGTAATGCGGGTTTGGCGTTGGATGCGATGTCTGGTGTGGCTGGTCGGCTGCCTGATGTGGTGGATGCCCGGTTTGGTGTGCGATCGTCTGTGGGCTCGTTTACCCCGTACGACCGGTATCGGCGTGCGAGCGAGAAGAGTGTTGTGGTGAATGTTAACGGACCCACGTATGGGGATCCGAACGAGTTTGCGAAGCGGATTGAGCGGCAGCAGCGTGACGCTTTGAATGCGTTGGCTTACGTGTGATTGGGGGTGTGGTTCATGTTTCTTCCTGACCCGTCTGATCGTTCTGGTTTGACTGTTACCTGGTCTATGGATCCGCTGTTTGGCGATGAGCGTGTGCTTCATTTGACGGATTATACGGGGTCGTCTCCGGTGATGTTGTTGAATGATTCGTTGCGCGGTTTGGGTGTTCCTGAGGTGGAGCATTTTTCTCAAACTCATGTTGGGGTGCATGGCTCGGAGTGGCGCGGGTTTAATGTGAAGCCTCGCGAGGTGACGCTGCCGGTGTTGGTGTCGGGTGTTGACCCGGATCCGGATGGCGGGTTTCGTGACGGTTTTTTGAAAGCCTATGACGCGTTGTGGTCTGCGTTTCCCCCGGGCGAGGTGGGGGAGTTGTCGGTGAAGACTCCTGCCGGTGTTGAGCGTGTGTTGAAGTGTCGGTTTGATTCGGTGGATGACACGTTTACGGTTGATCCGGTGAATCGCGGCTATGCGCGCTATGTGATTCATTTGACAGCTTATGACCCGTTTTGGTATGGGGATGAGCAAAAGTTTCGTTTTAGTAACGCGAAGTTGCAGGATTGGTTGGGCGGTGGCCCTGCCGGCAAGGATGGCACGGCGTTTCCTGTGGTGTTGACGCCTGGTGTTGGTTCGGGTTGGGATAATCTATCTAATAAGGGTGATGTGCCTGCGTGGCCTGTGATTCGTGTTGAGGGGCCTTTGGAGTCGTGGTCTGTGCAGATTGATGGTTTGCGTGTGTCTTCGGACTATCCTGTCGAGGAGTATGATTGGATCACTATTGATACGGATCCTCGTAAACAGTCTGCGTTGTTGAATGGGTTTGAGGATGTGATGGATCGTTTGAAGGAGTGGGAGTTTGCGCCTATCCCGCCTGGCGGTTCTAAGAGTGTGAATATTGAGATGGTTGGTTTGGGTGCCATTGTTGTGTCGGTGCAGTACAGGTTTTTGAGGGCTTGGTGAATAGTTGATGGCTGGTCTTGTTCCGCAGATAACATTGTTTACGCCGGATTATCGTCGTGTGGCGCCTATCAATTTTTTTGAGTCGTTGAAGTTGTCGTTGAAGTGGAATGGTTTGTCGACGCTGGAGTTGGTGGTGTCTGGGGATCATTCCAGGCTTGACGGGTTGACTAGGCCGGGTGCACGGCTGGTTGTTGATTATGGTGGTGGCCAGATTTTTTCTGGGCCTGTGCGTAAGGTTCATGGTGTGGGCCCGTGGCGTTCTTCGCGGGTGACTATCACGTGTGAGGATGATATTCGGCTGTTGTGGCGTATGTTGATGTGGCCTGTGAATTATCGTCCTGGTTTGGTTGGTATGGAGTGGCGTGCCGACAGGGATTATGCCCACTATTCGGGTGCGGCTGAGTCGGTGGCTAAGCAGGTGTTGGGGGATAATGCTTGGCGTTTTCCGCCTGATTTGTTTATGGAGGATGATGAGAATCGTGGCCGCTATATTAAGGATTTTCAGGTGCGGTTTCACGTGTTTGCCGATAAGTTGTTGCCGGTGTTGTCGTGGGCTCGGATGACTGTTTCGGTGAATCAGTTTGAGAATGCGAAGTTTGATCAGCGTGGTTTGGTGTTTGATTGTGTGCCTGCTGTGACCCGGAAGCATGTGTTGACTGCCGATTCGGGTTCGATTGTGTCGTGGGAGTATGTGCGTGACGCCCCGAAGGCTACTTCGGTGGTGGTTGGTGGCCGCGGCGAGGGTAAGGATCGGCTGTTTTGTGAGGATGTTGATTCGATGGCCGAGGGGGATTGGTTTGATCGTGTCGAGGTGTTTAAGGATGCCCGTAACACGGATTCTGAGCATGTGCGTCTCATTGATGAGGCTGAGCAGGTGCTGTCTGAGTCGGGGGCTACGTCGGGGTTTAAGATTGAGTTGGCTGAGTCGGATGTGTTGCGGTTTGGGCCAGGCAATCTGATGCCGGGTGATCTTATCTATGTGGATGTGGGCTCGGGGCCTATTGCGGAGATTGTTCGGCAGATTGATGTGGAGTGTGTATCGCCGGGTGATGGTTGGACGAAGGTGACACCTGTTGCTGGGGATTATGAGGATAATCCGTCGGCGTTGCTAGCGCGGCGTGTTGCTGGTTTGGCTGCGGGTGTGCGGGATTTGCAAAAGTTCTAAAAAAGATTAGGGGTTTGTTGTGGGTATTGTGTGTAAAGGGTTTGATGGTGTGTTAACCGAGTATGATTGGGCTCAAATGTCTGGTCTGATGGGTAATATGCCGTCGGTTAAGGGTCCTGACGATTTTCGTGTCGGTACGACGGTTCAGGGTGCCACAGTGTTGTGTGAGGTGTTGCCGGGGCAGGCTTGGGCTCACGGGGTGATGTGCACGTCGAATAGTGTTGAGACGGTGACGGGGCAGCTTCCGGGCCCTGGCGAGACTAGATACGACTATGTTGTCCTGTCTCGGGATTGGGAGCAGAACACAGCCAAGTTGGAGATTGTTCCCGGGGGGCGTGCGGAGCGTGCCAGGGATGTGTTGCGCGCCGAGCCTGGCGTGTACCATCAGCAGTTGCTGGCTACTTTGGTGTTGTCGTCTAACGGGTTGCAGCAGCAGCTGGATAGGCGTGCTATAGCGGCTAGGGTGGCGTTTGGCGAGTCTGCTGCGTGTGATCCTACCCCTGTGGAGGGTGACCGGGTGATGGTTCCTTCGGGGGCTGTGTGGGCTAACCATGCCGGCGAGTGGATGCTGTTGTCCCCCAGGATTGAGACGGGTTCGAAGTCGATCATGTTTGGCGGGTCTGCTGTGTATGCTTACACGATCCCGTTTGAGCGCCAGTTCGGTAGTGCGCCTGTTGTGGTGGCGTCTATGGCTACGGCGGCTGGGGGCACGGCACAGATCGATGTGAAAGCCTACAATATTACTAATAATGATTTTAGTTTAGCGTTTATTACGAATGATGGTTCTAAGCCGAATGGTGTGCCTGCGGTGGCTAATTGGATAGCTGTCGGCGTGTGACTGTACGGGTGTTGTGGCGGATGGTGTGATGTTGGGGGGCTGTGGTGTCGTGGTTTACTCCTGCACTGGTGGCCTCTATTTGTACCGCGTTGGCCACGGTTTTGGGTTCTGTTCAGGCTGTCACATCCCGGTCTAGGAAGCGTTTACGCAGGCTGTCTGCGCAGGTGGATGCGATGGAAGAGTATACGTGGGGTGTGCGGCGCGAGGTGCGAAGGTTTAACGCCGGGCTTCCTGATGAGGTTGATCCGCTTGTTTTGCCTGATCCGCCCGGTTTTTTGCAGGATTCGTTGGGGGGTGAGTGATGAGGGAGTTGGAGGAAGAGAAGCGGCAGCGCCGCTCGTTTGAGAAGGCTTCACTGTTGCTGTTGTTTTTGTCGCTTGTGTTGTTGGCGGTGGTTGCTGGGGGTGCTTTGCGGTACGGATCTGTGGCTTCCCAAAGGGATTCGGAGCAGGCGAGGGCCCAGTCTAATGGTACGGCTGCCAGGGGTTTGGCTGCCCGTGTGAAGCAGGCGTGTACTTCGGGTGGCGTGGAGTCGGTGCGTCTTCACCGGTCTGGCTTGTGTGTGGATGCTGTGCGTGTTGAGCGGAGTGTGCAGGGTGTGCCGGGTCCTGCCGGTGTACGCGGCCCGCAAGGCCCTGCAGGGGTTGACGGCCGGGATGGTGTTAATGGTTCGTCGGGTGTTGTTGGTCCTGTTGGTCCGCAGGGTTCTCCCGGTTTGAATGGTGTGAAAGGTCCTGACGGGTTGCCTGGTGTGAATGGGTCGGACGGCCGTGATGGTGTTCCAGGTCGTGCAGGTGCTGACGGTGTGAACGGCGTTGATGGTCGGGATGGTTCGGCCGGTGAGCGCGGTGATGTGGGCCCCTCGGGTCCTGCCGGCCCGCAAGGTGCACAGGGTGAACGGGGTGAGCGCGGCCCCGCCGGTGCGAACGGATCCGATGGTAAAGATGGTAAGGATGGCCGTTCTGTGGTGTCTGTGTACTGTTCTGAGGGCCGCCTGGTTGTGAAATATAGTGACGGTGTGGCTTCTACAATATCGGGCTCGGTGGCCTGCCAGGGTGTGAAACCGTCGCCTATAGTGACTATATCATCCCACAAATAGAAAGGAGTGGCTGTGATGGTAGTGTTTGGTGGTGGTGTGTGGTGAGGTTTATTCCTGCGGCGCATCATTCTGCCGGCTCGAATAGTCCGGTGAATAGGGTTGTGATTCATGCGACGTGCCCGGATGTGGGTTTTCCGTCTGCCTCGCGTAAAGGACGGGCTGTGTCTACAGCAAACTATTTTGCTTCCCCATCGTCGGGGGGTTCGGCGCATTATGTGTGTGATATTGGGGAGACGGTGCAGTGCTTGTCGGAGTCTACGATTGGGTGGCATGCCCCGCCGAATCCGCATAGTTTGGGTATAGAGATTTGCGCGGATGGGGGTTCGCACGCCTCGTTCCGTGTACCAGGGCATGCTTACACGAGGGAGCAGTGGCTTGATCCTCGCGTGTGGCCCGCGGTGGAGAAGGCTGCCATCCTGTGTAGACGTTTGTGTGACAAATATAATGTTCCAAAGAGGAAGCTTAGTGCAGCCGATCTAAAAGCGGGTAGACGGGGTGTGTGCGGCCATGTGGATGTGACGGATGCGTGGCATCAGTCGGATCACGATGATCCGGGGCCGTGGTTTCCGTGGGATAAATTTATGGCCGTCGTCAACGGCGGCAGTGGTAGTGAGGAGTTAACTGTGGCTGATGTGAAAGCCTTGCATGATCAGATTAAACAATTGTCTGCTCAGCTTACTGGTTCGGTGAATAAGCTGCACCATGATGTTGGTGTGGTTCAGGTTCAGAATGGTGATTTGGGTAAACGTGTTGATGCCTTGTCGTGGGTGAAGAATCCGGTGACGGGGAAGCTGTGGCGCACCAAGGATGCTTTGTGGAGTGTCTGGTATTACGTGCTGGAGTGTCGTAGCCGTATTGACAGGCTCGAGTCTGCTGTCAACGATTTAAAGAAGTGATGTGTGATGGGTAAACAGTTTTGGTTGGGCCTGCTGGAGCGGGCGGCTAAGACTTTTGTGCAAACGTTTGTGGCTGTGCTTGGGGTGACGGCGGGTGTCACGTATACTGCGGAGTCGTTTCGCGGTTTGCCGTGGGAGTCTGCCCTGATAACAGCAACGGTTGCTGCGGTGTTGTCGGTTGCTACCTCGTTTGGTAGCCCGTCGTTTGTGGCCGGCAAACCTAAAACCACGGTTGTGGATGCTGGGCTTGTTCCACCCGACGATGGGGGCATGGTTGAGCCGCACTCGGTGGATGTGTCGGATCCTGGCATGATCGAGCCGACAGATGATGTGGATGGTTTTGTCGGCTATGTGCCGAGGCGTGCAGCCGAGTCTGAGGTTGGCACGGTAGAGTCTACTGTTGCATAATTGAATATGTGTGTGTGCCCCAGCGGTGCTGCCACGATTGTGTGGTGGCTGCTGCTGGGGCACTCTTTTTGTGTCTACAGGGGTTTTACAGGTTGTCGTCTAGGGTGTCTTCGAGTGTCTGTTGTAGGAGTGCACACTCGGCGAGGGTGTCTTCGGCCTGGTCGACAATGTTTTGTTTTGCTATGCCTGGATAGTTGTCGCGGTGATTGTAGATGGCTTCCAGAATGTTGTCTGCCATGATTTGTAGTGTTAGGGCCTGGTTGGTGATGCATTCCAGCTCGTCTAGGGCGGCCTGGCTAGCCTCCGGCTGCCGGTTGTCCGGATGTTCTGCAAGGTTGCAGTCCCACAGGATTTCTTGGCATGCATCCCTGGTGTCTGCGTCCACATCGATGTCGTCTAGGCTGACACCGTTGGCGTTGAGGCTGATGTTGTCGAGGTTGATGGGAACCAGATATTCGCTGCTGATGCTGCAGGTGATGTTTGCGAGTTCTGTCATGTTTCGTGGCTGCTGCTGTATGATGCGGCGGGCCGCGGTTTTGAGGGCTGTGACTGTTCGGTGTCTGTTACTGGGCATCGTTTCTATTCTTCTTCCCCGGTGTAGCTGGTGGTGTTGGTGTACTGGGTGAGTGTGATCAGGCACTGGTCGGCCCACTGTTTCACCGTCTGCCGTGTCACACCCAATCGTTGGGCTGCCACCGAATAGGTTTGATCATACCCGTAGACTTCCCTGAATGCGGCAAGCCGTGCTAGCCGTTTCCGCTGTTTGGATGGTTCACACGTGAGGGTGTAGTCGTCGATGGCCAGTTGTAGATCGATCATGGCTACAATGTTGTTGCCGTGGTATTGTGGCGCGGTTGGTGGGGGTGGCATGCCTGGTTCAACACTCGGTTTCCATGGTCCGCCGTTCCAGATCCATTGCGCGGCTTGGATGATGTCGGCGGTGGTGTAGGTCCGGTTCATGTGTCATCCCCTGAACAGGTTGTCGAGGTTGTCTGGGTTGCTGGTGTTGGTGGTGTCGAATCGTCCCACACAGTGGCAGTAGTCGTACATGAGTTTAATAATGTGTTGGTGGTCTCCCAAATAGGTGTTTCCGCTGATGCTGTAGGTGGCTGTGCCGTCTTTACTAATAGTGTATTTGGCGGTGATGGTTTCGGGTGTTTCTGTGTTGGTGATGATTGCTGTGGTGGTGGCGCCTACGGTTTGTAGCCTGGTGGTTTGGGTTCCGTCGTCGAGTATGGTTGTGACCATGGTGTGTGTTCTCCCTTTTAGTTGCTGGTTTGGTTGTCGGCTAGATGAATAATATCGGATAAAGGTTTCGGTTGGTCTAGGTGTTGTATGGTTTTGTTGGCTAGCCGTTTGGCTACCCTGTAGCACATTTTGGTATAGTGTTTGTTGTCGAGGTTGTGGTATTGTTCCCGCACCGCAATATATAGTAGGGAGTCTTGGTACAGGTCGTCTGCACTGATTACGGGGTAGTGTGCGGCTGTTTTGGTGCATGCCCGGTTGAGTGTGCGAAGATGATGGTCTGTGGCCCACACCCACGATGCGGTGGTGGCTAGGTCTGCTTTTGTTGGTCGTCTGCTCATAGCACTATTTCATCTCGCTATCTGATAGTTGTTTGGTGTTTTGTTGTTGATAGTGTAGCACACGAGTCCGGGGTGGCCGGTGGTGCCTGTGCGGTGCCGGAACCATGTGGATTCGCCTTCCATGGATGGGCATTGGATGAAGGTGCGTTGTCCTTGCTCGGAGATTTCTAGGTGGTGCCGGTGCCCGGCCATGAGGATGTGGGATGTGGTGCCGTTGTGGAATTCTTGGCCGCGCCACCATTCGTAGTGTTTGCCGGTGCGCCATTGGTGTCCGTGGGCGTGCAGGATTTGTGTGCCGGCCACATCAACGGTGGTGGTCATTTCGTCCCTCTGGGGGAAGTGGAAGTGAAGGTTGGGGTATTGGTTGTTGAGCTGGTAGGCTTCTGCGATGGCGCGGCAGCAGTCCACATCGAAGGAGTCATCGTAGGTGGTGACGCCTTTGCCGAAGCGCACGGCTTCTCCGTGGTTGCCGGGGATGGATGTGATGGTGACGTTGGCGCAGTGGTCGAACATGTGGACTAGCTGGAGCATGGCCATGCGGGTGAGCCTGATTTGTTCCGTCAAGGGTGTTTGTGTGCGCCAGGCGTTGTTGCCGCCTTGTGATACGTATCCTTCGATCATGTCGCCGAGGAATGCGATGTGGACTCGTTGCGGCTGGCCTGCCTGTTGCCAGTAGTGTTTTGCGGCTGCCAGTGAGTGTAGGTAGTCGTCGGCGAAGTGTGCTGTTTCTCCGTCGGGGATGCCTTTGCCGATTTGGAAGTCGCCTGCCCCGATGACGAAGGCCGCATTGTTGTTGCTGCCGGTGTTGTCGGCCTGTTTGGGGGGTGTCCATTCGGCTAGTTTATCAACGAGTTCGTCTACGGGGTAGGGGTCGGTTGCGGGTTGGTGGTCGATGATTTTTTGTATGGATCGGCCTGTTTCTCCGTTGGGGAGTGTCCATTCGGAGATGCGTGTGCGGCGTACAGTACCATTGGCTAGATTGTCGTCGATGGTGTCGATGGCGTTGTCGTGGTTGGCTAGCTGGGTGAGGAGCCGGTCTATGTTGTCTATCATCGGGTATCCTCCTCTTCCTCGTGTGGGGTGGTGGTTAGTTTGCGGCGGTAGTCTTTGATGACGGTGGCGGAGATGGGGTATCCTGCCTGGGTGAGCATTTGGGCTAGCTGTGTGGCGGGGATAGACCTGTCGGCGAGGACGTCTGCGGCTTTAGCCCCGTAGCGTTGGATGAGGGTTTCAGTTTTGGTTGCCATGGTGTCCTAGGGGTTGTGTGGTGGGCTGCCATCCTGTGCGGCAGTCGCCGTCGTGTCCTGGTTTGCGTGTGCACCACGATACGGTTCCGTCTGTGTGGTTGAGTGTTTTACCGCACATGACGTCTTGTAGGTGTTCGGGAAACTTGCCGTTGTCCCTGTGTGTGTCGGTCACGTGTTGGGTTGTGGTGACCATCATGCCTCATATGTGTGAAAGAGTGTGCAAATACTGTGCTGGTGTGGTGGATGTTTATGCGGGTATGGTTTTCATCACCTTGCTGAACATTACTTGGTTATTGTACATCATCTGGGTGATGTCCTGGTCGGTTTTGTCGGGGTGTTGTTTTCGCAGGTTTGCCCATTGGCAGGCGTTGTCGGTCTCTTGCTGTAAACGTGTCAGGTGCTGCTCGTTGATGATGTGTTTCCACATGGTCCATGACACGTCGAGCCGGTTAAGGATTTCGAGGGCTGGCACGTTGAACTGGTCGAGGAAGAGTATTTCCTCCGTGTAGTAGTCTTTTTCGTATTGGTCCCATCCGCTTCGGTGCCTGTTGGGCTGGTTTTTGGGGTAGGCTTCCCGGCAGATTTTGTGTAACCGTTTGGCCATGTCGTCGGGTAGTTTAATGTCGGGGTTGGCGCGGATCATGGATCGCATCCCATCATAGGTGGTGCCCCAGGTGTGCATGATGCGGAGTGGGTCCACGCCGTCGGCCCATTTTTCTGCACAGATGGCGAGGCGTGTGCGCCTCCTGGCGGCTTTAGAGGTGTCGCGGCGGCCGGGGATGGGGCAGGTGTCGAGGGGGTCCATGATGCTTTCTATGCCTTTCTTGGTTTGGGTTGTTTGTCTGGTTTTATTGTAGCACTGTGTTGAGGGCTTGTGTCAACCCTGTTTTGCCGGCCTGCAGGTAGGTGTCTGTGACGTCACCGACGGTGAGGGGCACACGGGTGGCTTGCGACAGCGCGGTTTGGAGGGTTTGGGCCATCTGGTCGCCTGCTTTGTCTGGGTCGGACCAGATGTAGATGTGGTCGTAGCCTTCGAAGAATTTGGTCCAGAAGGTTTGCCACGAGGTTGCGCCGGGGAGTGCTACGGCCGACCATCCGCATTGTTCGAGGATCATGGAGTCGAATTCGCCTTCGCAAATGTGCATTTCGGCTGCCGGGTTGGCCATGGCGGCCATGTTGTAGATGGAGCCTGTGTCTCCTGCCGGGGTCAAATATTTGGGGTGGTTGTGGGTTTTGCAATCATGCTGGAGTGAGCAGCGGAAACGCATTTTTCGTATTTCGGCTGGGCCGCCCCCAACGGGGTACATGTAGGGGATGGTGATGCACTGGTTGTAGTTTTCGTGGCCTGGGATGGGGTCATTGTTGATGTATCCAAGGTGGTGGTTGCGTGCTGTTTCTTCGCTGATGCCTCTTGCTGAGAGGAGGTCGAGTATGTTTTCGAGGTGGGTTTCGTAGCGGGCTGAGGCTTTCTGGATTCGGCGGCGTTCCGCAAGGTTGTAGGGTTGTATGCTGTTGTACATTCGGGTTTCTTTCTTCGAGTTGTTGTTTCAGTTTGTGGAGTCCGCCTCCGACACCGCATGTGTGGCAGTACCAGACGCCCTTGTCGAGGTTGATGCTCATGGAGGGCTGGTGGTCGTCGTGGAACGGGCAGAGGATGTGTTGCTCGTTCCTGGATGGGTTGTGCCGTATCCGGTATGTGTCGAGGAGGCGGCAGGTGTCAGAGGTGTGGGAGGAGCTCGTTGAGGGTTGATACCACATAGGCTTCGCTCCAGGGTTTGTTGCGCTGTTTCATGATTACGAGTCCGATGGTGGACTGGTTTTCGCGGTTTCGGTGGGTTTCGTAGTTGCGTGCCTCCCGGCTGGCTTGTTTCACGAATTGGGCTAGGTGTGGTTGCCCGGCTTTCGCCTCGATAATGTAGGTTTTGTGGCTGGTTGTGAGGATGAGGTCGCCTTCGTCTTCGCGGCCGTTGAGGTGGAGGCGTTCTATATCATGGCCGGTGTTGCGTAGTTGGTGGAGGAGTCGTGTTTCCCATTCGGCTCCGGCCCGACGGTTTCTTGATTGCTGTGTTGACATGATAGTCCTTTGTGGTGTTCGGTCATGTTCCATGGCTGTTTTTCGGCGAGGGGCCCAAAGAATGTGTATTCAGGGTAAGCTCGTAGCCGCTCGTATCGGGTGCCGTCTGGGCTGGATTTGCCGGTGCGCTGTTTCAACACTGCGATGCGTGCCTCTGCCGGGATTGATAGCCCGTTGCCGTTATCCTCGCCACCATAGAGTGAGACTCCGAGGATGAGTTGTGGTTTTTCGGAGAGGCCGTTTTTGATTTCTCGCCGTGCTGGCGGGTGTTCGATGTCTGTTCCGGTTTTGTCGGTTGCGTGGTGGGTGACAATAATGGTGGAGCCAGTATCCCTACCCAATGCTGTGATCCATTGCATGGCTTCTTGCTGGGCCTGGTAGTCGGATTCGCAGTCTTGAATGTCCATCAGGTTGTCGATGACGATGATGGGGGGAAAGTGGTTCCACATTTCCATGTAGGCTTGTAATTCCATGGTGATGTCGGTCCAGGTGATGGGCGACTGGAATGAGAAGGTGATGTGTCCGCCGTGGTGGATGCTGTCTCGATAGTATTCTGGCCCGTAGTCGTCGATGTTTTGTTGTATTTGCTGGGTGGTGTGTTGGGTGTTGAGGGAGATGATTCGTGTGGAGGCCTCCCAGGGTGTCATGTCCCCTGATATGTAGAGGGCGGGCTGGTTGAGCATCGCGGTGATGAACATTGCTAGCCCGGATTTTTGGCTGCCGGAGCGCCCCGCAATCATCACCAAATCCCCTTTGTGGATGTGCATGTCCAGGTTGCGGTAGAGGGGTTCTAGCTGGGGTATGCGGGGCAGCTCGGCTGCGGTTTGGGAGGCCCTCTCGAAGGATCGTTGTAGAGAGAGCATCGGAGCCTTTATCTATCTATCGGTTGGATGTGTATTGGTGGTCAGATGGAGTCGATGTCTACATCATCACTACCAGTGGTGTTGGGCTGGCTGTCTCGCTGGTCGACGTAGGCTGCTACGAGGTCGTAGATGGCGTCGTCTAATGGTTTGAGCACGACCGCGTTGAATCCGTTTTTGGTGCGTACGGTGGCGAGTTTGAAGGCTTGTTCTTCGCCAAGGTAGGTTTCTAGGTCGCGGATCATGGAGTGGGGGCGGTCGTTGTTGCCGCGTGCTTTCTCGATAATAGCGTTGGGGATGGTTTCTGGGGTGCCGTTGTTGAGGTCGTCTAGGGTGTGGAAGATGGTGACATCAGCGTAGATGCGATCGGCGGTCTGTCCGCCGTAGCCTTCGGTGTTGTGTTCTACGTCGCGGATTTTGAAGGCGATGGCGGTGGCGTCCTGGTTTCGGGAGGGGTTGAAGAAGGTGCTGTTGCTGTTGTTGTTTCGGTAGGTGGCGAGTCCCATTGTTGTTTCCTTTACTGTTTTGTTGGTTTGTGTCGGTTTATCGGGTGAGGCTGTTTCGTTTGCTGCGGAAAGCCTCTGACACGTCACTGTTGCTGGTGATGGTCTTTTTGTATTGTTTTAGAAGGTCGGCTAGCTGTGCTTTGCTTGTTGCATTGTTGATTTTGTTGATGACGATGGTGTTTTCGTTTGATGCGATGTTGTCTACGTAGTCTTTGGCTGCCTGGTTGTATCGGTCTTGGAGGATGATTGATGCGCTCGCTACGAGTGTTGCTAGATCCCAGTCTTTGGACACGTCATCGTTTTTGAGTCCGCCTAGCAGGTCGATGATGGCCTGTTTTGTCTGCTCTGCTGTGTCTCCGCGGATGACCGCCCATGGTGCAGCATAGTCTCCACCGTATTTGAGTGTGATCGTGAGTCGATCATTGTCGATCTTGTCTTTATCGGTCATTTGGTGTCCTTTTCTTTATTGTCTGTTTCTGGTGGCTGTACGGTGGATTCTACCGGGTATCTGTACGAGTTTTTGCCGTTGACGGCCCAGCAGGCGTCTCTGACGGGGCATCCTTTACAGAGTGCTGTGACGTGTGGGACGAAGATGCCTTCGCTGATTCCTTTCATTGCTTGACTGTACATGGATGATACATGCCGGTAGGTGTTGTTGTCAAGGTCGTAGAGTTCGGTGGATGTGCCTTGTGTCGGGGACTTGTCGTCGTTGCGGCTGGTGGCCGGCGTCCAAAACATGCCTTTTGTCACATCGTTGCCGTGTTGGTTGAGCATGTACCGGTAGGTGTGCAGCTGCATACTGTCGGCGGGTAGGCGTCCGGTTTTGAGGTCGAGGATGAAGGTTTCGCCGGTGTCGGTGTCGGTGAAGATACGGTCGATGTAGCCAACAATCTGGGTGCCGTCGTCGAGGATGGTTTCTACCGGGTATTCGATGCCTGGTTTACCGTCCAGGATTGCGGTGATGTATTCTGTGTGGTTGCGCCTCCATGTTTTCCACCGGTCAACAAAGGTTTGACCGTAAACCATCCACCAGTCGTAGTCTTTCTTGTGTGGCCCGCCCGACTCGCACATGTTTTTGCATATTCGGCCGGAGGGTTTGATTTCTGTGCCTTCGGATTCGGCGAGGGCGACTTGGGTGTCGAAAATGTTTTTGAAGGATGAGAGTTTGTCTGGCAGTGCAGGGTATTCGGTGGGGTTGTACAGGTGTAGGTCGTATTGTTCGGTGATGTGGTGTATGGCGCTTCCGGCGATGGTGGCGTACCAGGTGTGGTGTTGGGCGTGGTATCCGTGTTGGAGGCGCCATTTTTCGCCGCATTCGGCCCACTGGGTGAGTGAACTGTAGGAGATGTGGCCTGGATGGTGGATGGTTTTCGGATATTGTGCTAGAGGCATTACTTGTCGCCTTTGTGGGTGTTCCATGGGTTGCGGGTGTCTTGGCCGGCATTGTGTTTCTGGTAGGCGAGGAGTGCGAGGCAGTGCCAGGCAGCATGAGCTAAATGGGGTAGCCCGGATTCGCGGTCGAGGTTGTTGCCTTGCTGCCATGATAGTAGATGCCTATAGAGGGCGTCAACGCTGTGGCTCCACGGATAGCCGCCGGTCCAGTTGTTGTCGCCGTATTTAGTGGCACCGTATCCGGCTACTTCGCCGAGGGTGTGCAAGGCTGCGGGGTCGATGAGGGAGAGCCTGCAGAGTTTCAATTCTTTTCGGGCACCGCTGTTGGGGTCGGTGTACATGCGGGTTGGCTCATCCATGAGATGTGTGCTCCTTAAGGGTGTGTTACTGGTTGTTGTCATGGGCTAGGGCGACGGCGAGGATGATGATGGCGAGGGTTTCAGCGATCAGTATGGGTGTTGTGATCATTTAGTGTCTCGGGGATTGTTGGTGAGGGTTGAGGCGCCTAGGAGGGTGGTGAGGGCGCATGCGGCAATAATGGCGAGGGCTGCCTTGTGTGGGGTGCCGGTTGCGTACATCCATGTGATGATGGCGCCTTGGATCCAGGCGAGGCTGGTGAAGAACGTTTCGTAGCTGTGTAGCTCAATGTTGTTGTTGGGTGTGTTCATGCTTGCTCCTGAAGAATGGTGTTGATGGTTTTATAAATGTTGTACAGGTCGGCTTCGATGGTTTGTAGCTGTTTGATTTGGTGGTCGAGGTTGATGTTTGGGTTGAGGGTGTTGATGCGGGATGCGATGTCGGTGGCTGTGCGTAGTGTGCCGCCGGTGTGGTGAATGATGTGTGCCGTGTCGGCGAGTCCGGTGGTGACAGCGTAGTGGGAGAGGAGAGGCATAGCTGGGGGGTGCTCCTTGGCGGGTTACTGTTGCGGGTTGATGTTGAGGTCGGTGACGTGCGGGTGGTCTTCTGTTCCGGTGACGGGTAGTTTGGATGCGCCGGGCTGTTTCGCGGTTGCGCCGTAGACGATGCTGAATGTATCTTTACCGATGGTTTTGTGGAGTTGGAGGTCGATGTCGGGGTTGCCGTTCCAGTTGACACCGTGTGCGGCGGCCTGTTGTTCGGCTTTGCGGTTGCAGGCGTGTGCGGCGGTGATCATGGTGAGTCCGGTGGAGGTTTCTTCACCCCTTGCTTGGGCTTGCCGGTGGGCGCGCTGCTGTTCGGCTTGTAGGGAGCGGACTGCTGCAGCCTGGCGGGCTTTCTTCTCGGCTTTGCGCTGTTGGGTAGTCTTGGGGGTCCATTCGGTGTTGGCTGTGGTGGCTTGCGGGGCGGGTTGTGAGGCGAGTGGCGGATTGTCGTCTGGAGCTGGCAGGAAAGAGCATGCGGCAATAATGGCGGCTGTGATGCCTGCGATGGTGTAGCCGTTTTTCTTGTTCATGACTGTTGTCCCCTTTCCGGGGTGTTGTTCGTTGCTGACATGATCAATACTTCCAGTGACTGGACCTCGTGTCAAGACTGCGCTCAACGATTGTGAGCGATCCTTGTGTGGCTAGGGGTTTTATCGGGCGCATAGGGTGAGTAGGTGGCCAACATTGATGCGAGTCACGTTCCAGTAGAGTTGCGTGGCTTCACCGCCGGTGAGCGACTTCCACTCGTCGTGGCTGAACACGGTGCCATCGGATGCGATGAATGTGTTGGGGCGTAGCTTGTGGAGTTCGGCTTCCACGCTCTGCCGGTAGGCTTCGGCGAGGCCCTCAAAATCCATGTGATCGCAGTACAGGTTTTCGAGGCGTGTCAGGTCGAAGGGTGTGGGGCAGTCGTAGCTGGCGGGGCTGTAGAGCTGGGTGAAGTGGTCGGCGATCTTCTGCATGACGGGTTCCTTTCTGATGTGTGGATGGTTTTATCGGGTGGATGAGACAAGGATGGCGTCTACGTCGATCATGTCGATGAGATCGTGGAGTTCCTCGGCCTCGTTCTCGGTGAGTGGCTGCCAGTCGTAGTCTCCGTACACGGCGCCGTCGAGGGTGACCGTCCACAGGGGCCGGATGAGTCGTACGGCTTCTTGTACTTTAGCGTGGTACATGCGGCGCACCATATCGAGATCGATGTCGTCTGAATGGTCTCCGGTGAGGCTGTGGAGGCTGAGGGGGTCGATTTCTGTCTGCCTGTAGAGGCTGGTGAATGATGGTGTGATGAGTGTGCCATCCATGGGTGTGCTCCTTTCGGTGGTATAGGGGTTGTTGTGGTTTCTAGAGTGTGCGGGCTGTGACCCCACAGTCAAGGCTGCGCTCATTCAGACTGAGCGTTTCATATAGGTGTGGCATGGGATGTTGTGTATCTCACTTAAGCCTTTATTGCCTCTCTCAGCGTCTCAAATCTCCTGGGGGTAGGATTATATAGGATTGACCCTGGTAGTCGATTCTAGGGGCCTTCTAGGGCGTCTGAGGGGTATGTCTGAGTGATAGCAGGTCTGGTAGACGACCCGGCAGATCTACCTTGGCTTTCATCACGATAGTTGGGGTGCCATATATGGGCATGGAATCTAAACCCTCACACTGTGTGAAATGTATCACACTCTCCTGGCTTGGTGTGCACCCTCAAGGCCACTCTGTCGATCTAGCGTGGAGGGTGTAGCCCAGAAATGCCGTTTAAAGCCTTCACGCGGAGCCTAGGAGCGCCTTACAGGGTGGGGGCTAGGTAATTTATACCCCAAAGCAATTCTGATCGATTCTAGACGCCCCCCAGAGCCTGATACACGATCAGCAGTCCAGACGCAGATCATCAACCCCTATCCTAGTTAGCTAAGCCTCAACTATGTGGACAGTGTTGGATGCTGTAGGGGAAGAAGGACACGGTAAAAGAAAGAGGGGGAGCATCAGCCTTCACACCTGAGGTACTTAAGTTCACCTTAGGGTCTTAGCACTGAGCACCGAGCCCCTCAAGGGCTCGGCATCAGCCCGAGCAAGCTCAGCTCATCAGGCACAGCCCTGAAAGGGGTACACGCCATCAGGGAAGGCTTGAGAGTACGAGGAGCCTCAGCGACGAGTACTCGAAAGCCTGAGGGAACACCCTCAGCACTGATGGGCCTAGCGTGTTCGGAAAGGACACGAGAGTACAGTGTGACAGCTGTTCGGGAGTGAAACCCGTTCTGGCTAGGGGTTTCAGCCTTAACCACCTGTAAAAGTTACAAGACTCTAAGAAAATTTAAGGAAAAGTTTAGATTTAATTTTTGGACCTTTACTACCAAAAACACCCGTTTACACCCCTCGAACCCGCCTATAGAGCCAAATCCACCAGTTTGACTCATCCCCGGTGGGGTATGATAGGCTGGACAGGTAGCCAGCTGGACGCAAGGCCAGAAAGTGCTGACGCACTTCCCGACCTCGCTTACCATCAGTCTACCAAACACTTTAAAGCTTCAAGGCTAAGCGCTAAGCCCTTAAGACTTCAACACTTAGCACCGAGCCCCTCAAGGGCTCGGCATCAGTCCTAAGAGCTTAGCACTTAAAGTTAATTAATAACCTTAACAGCTAAGCACCTAAGATAACATATAAACCTTAAAGGCTTAACACTTAAGGATATAAACTTAACATCAGTGTTTAAGACTTAAAGGCTTATAAGCTTTAAACACTTTAAGTAACTATAAGACTTTAACGACCTTAAGTACTTAAAGTTAACCATCAGTCTTAAACTTTAATATTATAACCTATAAGTCTTAAAGCTTATAAGTTATAAAAGTTTTAGAAGAGCTAAGGGGTTAACTTCTTTACTTCTCTACTCTCTTTGGTACTTTCTCTCTTCTCTTCTTTTCTTCATCAGGGGAGAAGAGGAACCTTTACCATCAGCGCCGATGACCTTTGACGGTGCGACTCGTGTGCTTCTGGTCGCAAGCTCCCATCGCACACTCACCGCACCTCACCTTGCCCGCGTACTTTAAGCTTAGCGTGTTTCACTTCAGGCGTACGGCGTGTCACGCTAACACCCTTAACACTAGGTAAGACTTAAAGTGTATATTATATGTAGAAGACTTTAAAACCTATAAGATGTTCCCGCTTAGCTCGTGTCCTACACCGCTAGGCGCCAAGCGCTAAGCTGTGAAACGCGAACACCCACCCACCCCCATTTTTCTTCCGTGTCCTTCTTCTTTTGACGCCGCTGGGGGGCGATGTGATCTTTCTCACATGCCAGGGGGTAGTGGAGAAAACAGCCACCCCATCACCAGCAGAACACCCCCTCAAACGAACAAAACAGCCCCCAGAATCGATCGGCAGGGCAAGGGTAGAGTATCCATACCCCCAACAGTTCCAAGGCCGTTACAGAGGCAAACACGACCCGTACAGGGCTAGGCGAGGAACAGACACATCATGGCACACACCAACCGCACAGCCAGCCAAGCTCACCGACGCTGGCGGCAACGGCTTATCACCAAAGCCCGACAGCAAGGCCAAACCGAATGCCCACTCTGCGGAGTCACCATCACCTGGGACACCCACCAGCTGCCAACCAGCCCCGAAGCCGACCACATCACACCCGTCAGCAGGGGAGGACTCAACACCCTCGACAACGGGCAAATCATCTGCAGAACATGCAACAGAAGCAAAGGCAACAGAACACAACCAAACATAAAATTCCAACAACAAACCACAAAAACCTTGATTCCATGGTGAAAAAACCCACAACCCCCACCGGGGACACCCCCTGCACACCCGTGCAAGACC